CAGTCACAAAGGCGACCAATTGTATGAAAAATTTGACCACACAATTCGTTTCCAAAAAGTGAAGAACTTTTCAAGTATGGTAGAATAAGAAAGGCATAACATGATTGTAGGATTCACGGCGTCTGCATTTGACCTTCTTCACTCTGGACACATTACGATGCTCCGTGAAGCGAAAGCGCAGTGCGACTATCTTATCTGCGGGCTTCAACTTGATCCGTCAATTGACCGAGAAACAAAGAACAAGCCAATTCAAACTATGGTCGAGAGATACATCCAATTGTCCGCTGTCAGATATGTGGACGAAATAGTTCCGTATGTCACAGAAAAAGACTTGACAGATATTCTTTCTTCGTATAGTATAAATATACGTATCCTCGGTGATGAATACAAAGATAAAGACTTCACAGGTAGAGACCTATGCGATAGACTCGGCATAGGTCTCTATTTTAACACAAGAAACCATCGTTTTTCATCAAGTGAATTGAGGCAACGTATTTCTGATAATAAATAAGGACAATGACAATTTATGATAGAGAGAATTTATATACCCACAGTCAGACGATGTGATAATCAAATTACATTTAACAACTTACCAAAAGAACTTCAAGAACGAGTTATTATGGTAGTTGAACCTGGTGAACGGCATCTTTATGATTATCCTTGCACTTATTTGGAAATACCAGAACACATAGTGGGAAGTTGGACTCAGTTAGCGCAGACACGGTTCTTTATCCATAAACATGCTGGCGCGATTAAGTATTGTGTCGCTGATGATGACATTATGATTAAACGCAGAAATGCCAAGTATTGGACAGGCACGTCCAATCTTGAAAAGTCTAAGCGATTTGCCACTCCAGAAGATATACTTCTGATGTATGAGTCGGTCGATAAATGGCTTGATGAAGAGTCTATAGGAGTTGTCGGTCTTTCTGATCCAGGACCACCTCCTTCGAATAGTGAATATGTCGATACCGTAGATGTGTATTCCTATGTGTTTTATGACGGCAGAATGCTTTCGAAGGTTATAGATGACATGGACATTTGTTCTTTGAGAATCGCAGAAGACGTCCTGTTTCTTTATGAGGTTCTCTCTAGAGGGATAAATACCAGAAAGTCTAATGAGTGGATGTATGATAACAGAAGCATGTATGACAAGAAAATGGCGAAATCGCGAATAGTCTGGACAGAAATGTATAAAGACGGCGAAGAGAAGCCCGTCAACTTCTATCAGAGCAAAGAGCATTACGTTGCTATGGAATATATTCAAAAAAAATATCCTCATGGGATAAAGATTTTTGAGAAAGATGGCAAGATGAAAAATGTGAAAATGTGGAAAAAAGTATATAAACCATCGACAGAAAATATGGCAAAGATAGACGGATTTTTCGAAGATTAGAGGTTGACAATCCATCGAATCAGTGATATATTTGGTTACGTATATAGAAAGCGAATAAATGACAAACGACACGCCAAAGCCAGAAGTAGAAGAAAGTTCTTCGTATGTCAACTACATGAACAGCGAAGATCGGTTTAATGATCAATACAATGTGAGTCTTGATCGCTTCTTTGGTGAACCAATTAAACCTGCGCTCGCAGATGCCACGAAAGCAAAGAGGAAGAACACATCTGATTGGAAAGCAATCTATGTACACCTTAACACTCTCGAAGATATGGTAGACTTCTGTAAGGTAATCAATCAAATGATTCCCGGAACAGTCCGTGAAACTTATTATCCCTTGCATGATCCGGATGTGAGTGTTGTTTCTGTAGATGATACACCTGTCACGATTGATCCAGCGTTGCTGATTTCAAAATTTAAAGATGATGACGAGGTATCTACTCTAGACGGTGTTGAAATTTCACTTGAAGAAGCAAAATGGAAGGCACACTGGAAAGGTATGCCAGACTTTGAGCAAGAACAAAACTACGCTTTCCGTTCAATCATAATGAAGTTTCGCAAAAAAGAACATTTCAAAGAGTTCGCAAAGCGCATTGGTCAAGACCTATCTGACAAGACAAAAAGTATTCGGCATCCTAAGCTGAACATCACTAAAAATATGCTATTGCGCTGGATTCAACCTGAAGGCAGAACTCTTCCTAAACATCCGTTGTATATCGTATCAAAGGGTCGTGCTGACACCATGATGACTTCGCGGTCGTTATCAAGAATGCAAGTGCCACATTACATTGTCATTGAGCCACAAGACCACGAAGCATACGATAAAGCACTTGACAAGTTTGGTATTCGCCCTTATGTGACGCTTATTGTTGCTCCGTTCTCGAATCATGGTGATGGACCTGGTCGTGCAAGAAACTATGCGTGGGATCACTCTATCAGTATCGGTGCTACAAGTCACTGGGTACTTGACGATAACATTGCAGACTTCTATCGCCTACACCAGAACCAGCGTATTCGCATCGAAAGCGGTGTTTTCTTTCAAATGATGGAAGACTTTGTTGATCGGTACGATAATATCTATATCGCTGGTCCACAGTACCGTTTCTTTATTCCTTCGGATAAGAAGAACCCACCCTTTGTTGTAAACACTCGCGTATATTCGACACTGCTTATCCGTAACGACTGCAAGCACCGCTGGCGTGGACGTTACAATGAAGATACGGACATCTGTCTTCGCGTCCTGAAAGACGGTGATGTCTGCCTACAGTTCTATGCATTTCTCCAAGGCAAAGCGGCAACTCAATCTGTCAAGGGCGGCAATACCGCTGAGTTTTACCATGCAGAGTTTGCGGAAAATGAAGAGTTCGAAAAGAGTGGATACAACAGTCTTGGCACTGTCAACAAGTCGCAGATGTTAGTGGACATGCACCCCGATGTTGCAAGACTCGTATGGCGCTATGATCGCTGGCACCACTATGTCGATTACTCGTCATTTCGAGATACCGAAATGAGACTGAAACCTGGTGTAGTGTTGCCAGAATGCAACAACAACTATGGTATGAAATTGATCACGGATTTCAAAGAATAATGCTTGACATCGATAACGAATCGATGTATGTTGTAAGTGAAGAGACAAAGAGGATATATTATGACAAATGTGAATCTGACCCATGCTGAAGTAAGCGACAGTTTTATCTTTGGTAGTGGCAATACAATGACCGGTGTTCCGTTCGAATTTGCGGGCGAAGTTACCTATAAGCAAAAGCACAAAGAAGCAGAAGACTATCTGGTCGATCCTTTTATGGAGTTGATCAATTCTCCTGAATACTTGACTGACTTCAACCACATGAAAGTTCTTACTGGTGTCACTGGTCAAGGCAAGACTTTCTTTACCTGCACCAAGTTCATTCCCACTCTCTGGGAAAAGTTTGATCTGCAACTAGTCATCATAACTGCACCACAAACTGTTATTCTAGATTATGAGTTGTTGCAAGATACAGCGATTGATTGCCGCGCGATTTTCTGCCGAAATGCTTTTGAAGCGTTAACGCATTTGCGCCGTGGTAAGAAAGTCATTTTCGCTTCAACAAACCAGGGTTCATTTGTTACCGCTTCTGGCAGCATCTTGTTCGATTTGATCAAATCGAACAAGATTCGCTTTGCGATTTTTGTTGATGAAGCCCATATGTGGACAATCTCTCACGGCGATAACATGTCTAAAGTATCTGGTCGTGGTGGCGCTGGAGAGTATAAGGCAGCCCTGTATAATGATGTTTCGAAACTGTCAGAAATCAGCCCACACATCTTCGGTATCACTGCTACTCCAAACCACGAACATACTGGAGTAGTTAAGCCTATCGGTAATATGCGCTTCTCTCTGATCAATGAATTGCCACCTCTTAGCGTTATGATTTACCGCAGCGCTTGGCTTGATAGCACAACTTTCTTTGATCGTCGCGGTAATGGTGTAGATGTTGCCATCTCGTTCATGAACTTCTTAGATAACATGCACGAAAAAACACAAAAGACCGGCAACAAGCGGACTATGATTATCAACTGTGCGCGAAATAACTCCGCAAGATATAACACAGAAGATGTCCTAGCTATGCTTGCTGGTTATTATGCGTGTGTGTTTCCTGATGAAGCCGATGTCGAATCTATCATCGAAATGAATGCCGACGGTTGTTTCCTTCGCTCTCCAGATGGCAGTTTCAACAAAAAAATTCTTGGCGGTGACGAAGAAGCGAAAGCCCTACTAAACGATAAAAATCACCCAGCAAAGTTCGCCTTGATTATCGAAAAGGGTAAAGCTGGTATGAACATCTTCAACTTGAAGCACCTGTTCTCTTTCCGTGATACAAAGCCTAAGACTGATGACGGCGAACTCGTGATCGATATGATGCTGCAAACAATCGGTCGCCTTGTTCGTTTGAACACTGGAGTTGAAAACTCTGAGTTCACTAAAAAATATGGCTACGACTTGCGCAAGTATGTCGACCAAGCATCAGAAGAGGAACTCGAAAACTTGTTGGTAGATAACTCCTTCGATATCTGTGTTCCATACACCGGCAACTGGGTAAAGGCTACCAATGTTTTTCGATCCAAGTATTCTTCCGAAGTGGCAGTCGCCCGCAAGTGGATCGAAAATCGCAAATTAACAGAAAAGTTCCGCGCATGAGAAAAGACTTTATCTTTGACCTAGAAACTATTGGGGCAAACGTTTACGTTTGTCCCGTAGTCGATATGGCATATGCTACATTCGATTGGGGTCGTTTTATAGACGATCCCTATTCGTTTGAAGAACTCGTAACAGATACCGTGAAGACTATGAAGGTGTCTGTGAAAGATCAGATAAACAATTACGGGTGTCTTTTCAAAAAGAAAGATTTGGAGTGGTGGGAAAAACTACCAGAACACGCAAGAAAAAAATTGAAGCCGACACCAAATGACTTGACAGTCGTTGACTTTTGTGATAGTCTATTAGAATACCTAAGACAACAGGGCAATATCGAATACTGGTGGTCAAGAGGCAACACTTTTGATCCCATTGTTTTATGGAGACTTCTGAATGCCGAGCAAACGGCACTACTAGACCAATATCTCAAATTCTACAAAGTCCGTGACATTCGGACATACATTGACGCTAAGTTTGATTTTGCGGTCAAGACTGGGTTTGTTCCTGTTATTGATGAAGATTATTGGAATAAAGCATTCGTGGCACATGATAGTACCCACGATGTTGCGGCAGATATTTTGCGCTTGCAAGCGATTTACAGGGCAGAAAATGATTTGGAGAATATAAATAGATGACAGAAAGTGTATATAATGCTGCTTCAAGTGGAGCATTGCGTGAAGCGTTAGGTGTGCCTTACTTTAGGCAAGTTCCATTAGAAGCCGTAGCAGCCGGCGCAACATCCCTAGAATACGGTGCAATTAAATATGCGAATCGTAACTGGGAAAAAGGTTTACCTTGGCAGCAAATGATTGATAGTTTGAGGCGTCATCTGGACGACTTTGAGCGCAGACAGGACTATGATGATGGTGTTGATGGTTCAGGTCTGCATCAAGTTTGTATGATTATGGCTTCGGCTATGATGTTGTCTGCTTCTGTTATTCGCGGTATTGGTGAAGATGACCGACTACCTGAATTGAGAGATGAAGCGTATTCTGCTAAAGGGTGCGCTAAATGGATGAAAACGCAACTCGAAAGAGCCGAAGAGTTTGCAAAATTGAAAGAGAGTATGACAATTGGATCTTAATATTACCGCAGAAATGCTTCAAAAGAAAAAACTAATGATTTGCACACCAATGTACGGTGGTCAATGCGCGGGCATGTTTACAAAATCAGTAAACGACCTTGCTATGGCATGTGTTCGTCACGGCATTGAAATTCGTTTCTATTACCTGTTTAACGAATCACTGATTACTCGCGCCCGAAATTATTGCGCAGATGAATTTGTGCGTTCGGACTGCACCCATCTGATGTTCATTGACTCCGATATCGGCTTCGATTACAAAGATGTTCTTACACTGTTACATATCGCTGATGAAGGCACTGGATATGATGTTGTTACTGGTCCTTATCCTAAGAAAACGATTGCTTGGGAAAAGATTAAAGCTGCGGTAGATAAAGGTTATGCTGAAAAGAACCCCTTTGCTCTTGAACAATTCATGGGCGACTTCGTGTTTAACCCTGTACCTGGAACTACAGAGTTCCGTTTAGACGAGCCAGTAGAAGTTCAGGAGGCTGGGACTGGTTTCATGATGATCCACAAAAGCGTCTTCACAAAATACGCAGAAGCGTATCCTGAACTAAGCTATAAACCCGATCATGTTCGTACCGCTAACTTTGATGGTAGCCGTGAAATTCACGCATACTTTGATTGTATCATTGATCCAGATACTCGTCGGTATTTGTCAGAAGATTACATGTTCTGCTACAATGTCCGTAAAGCTGGCATGAAAGTTTGGATGTGCCCGTGGATGAAACTGTCTCATGTCGGTAGCTACACGTTCGGTGGTAGTCTTGCTGCGCTTGCCGCAATTGCAGCATCGCCAACTGCAAGTGCTGAGTCCAATTCTAAAAACTACTTGACAGAACCTAATTCAGATGTTACTCTGAATAGACAACAACGCCGCGCGGCAAAAAAGGGTAAATAATATGAAATTTAGCGAAAATACACTATCGATTCTCAAGAACTTCTCCACAATTAATCCCAGTGTGATGTTCAAATCTGGCAACACCATTCGAACCATTTCTCCTCAAAAGACAGTTATGGCGTCTGCAACGATTGCGGAAACTTTTACATCAAATGCTGGTGTATATGATCTGTCTCGTTTTCTCGGAACTCTTTCTCTGTTTACTGATCCAGAAGTAGAATTTATGGACAAACAGTTCTTGATCAAAAGCGGGAACGGTCAAAGCACTGTGAAATACACATACGCTGCGGAGTCTATGATTGTAACTCCTCCAGACAGCGATATTGCTCTTCCTAATGCAGATGTGATCGTCAATTTGCCAAACGATGATTTGCAAAAAGTCATCCGTGCTGCAAGCGTTCTTCAACTCGGAGAAATTGCTTTTAGGGGCGATGGAGAAAATATTAGTATCGTCGCTCTTGACACAAAGAATCCAACTGCCGATGGATTCGATATTGTATTGTCTGCAACAACAGACAAAAACTTTCTCATGGTTATCAAAGTTGAAAACCTGAAACTACTCCAAGCCGATTATACGGTATCGCTATCGTCTAAAGGCTTGGCACATTTTAAGTCTGATAAAGTCCAGTACTTTATTGCAATCGAAAAAAACAGCACATTTGGAGCATAACATGACAGAACAAACACAAGATGCAGGTATTACCCTTAACGATATCACACTTGCGGTGCAACTAATTGATGTTGCATCTGCGCGCGGAGCAATTCGTGGTGAAGAAATGGCAGCCGTTGGAATCCTTCGCCAGCGTTTCTCGGCTTTTCTAAAGGCAAATGAAACAGCACCAGAAGCAACAGAAGAAGCGCCTGCTGAGTAATAAAAACAAAGGGAGAGGGTTGACAAATCCTCTCCCTTACTATATGATGATAGATGTATACTTGAAAGGATTATATTATGAAAGATGAATTCCTATATGTTGAGAAGTATCGCCCAAAGACTGTTCAAGACACCATTCTACCAGTCGAACTGAAAGCCACATTTCAACAGTTCGTTGACCAAAAGAATGTTCCGAACTTGCTTCTAACTGGTCGTGCTGGTATCGGTAAGACTACTATTGCGAAGGCGATGCTCGAAGAAATTGGTGCAGATTACATTGTAATCAACGGATCGATGAATGGTAACATCGACACACTGCGAAACGAGATTGCAAACTTTGCGTCCTCTATCTCGTTTACTGGTGGTCGTAAGTATGTCATTCTTGACGAAGCCGATTACCTAAATGCCAACTCTACACAGCCAGCCCTTCGCAACTTTATGGAAGAGTTCTCGAACAACTGTGGTTTCATTCTTACTTGTAACTTCAAGAACCGTATCATTGAACCTCTGCACTCTCGGTGTTCTGTTGTTGAATTTGCCATTCGGAATGCTGAGAAGCCGAAGATGGCTGCATTGTTCTTCAAACGCACCTGCAACATTCTTGAAAAAGAAGGCGTGACTTTTGATCAAAAGGCTGTCGCTGAGTTCATCCAACTTTACTTTCCAGATTGGCGTCGGTGCTTAAATGAACTCCAACGCTATTCGGCCACTGGTAAGATTGACGCTGGTATTCTCGCAAATAAGAATGAAGAAAACATTGACACTCTTATCGGCTTCATGAAAGAGAAGAAGTTTACAGAACTGCGAAAATGGGTTGCTGAAAATACTGACATTGAGTCCTCAGTTCTGTATCGTCAACTGTATGATGTTCTTCCAAAGAAGATCAAAAGCACCCAATCCTTGGCGTCTGCCATTATCATCCTAGCCGAATACCAATACAAAGAAGCGTTTGTTGCTAACTCCGAAATCAATCGCGTGGCTGCACTCGTGACTCTGATGGCAGAGGCAGATTGGAAATGAACTTTTTGCGAATGAGACCCAAGAAGAGGTGTATCGTTTGCGATGCGAAAGTTGGTAGTAGTCCAGCCCATATACGATACAAGTACATTGAAAATGATGAAGCCAAGATTGCAACTGCATACCTTTGCGAAAAATGTGCAGATGATATAGAACAATCTAAGCAAGTGGAGAAAGATGATGACAACTCCGTTTGATTACATTGCCAGCATAACTACTAACAAAAAGAACATGATGCATGATAGTGAAAATGACACTCTTGCTGAAAAGCAATACAATGCTTGGATCGTAAACAAAGGTCTGTCATACTTTCAAGACACCGTCCTACATGCCAATCTGATGAATATCAACCACCACCTAGACAATCGTCCACAGTATCTTTTTTTGCTAAATAGTATCAGACCCAGTAAGCGTTACGCGAAATGGGTTAAAAAAGACAAAGGTGACGAAGACCTTGATGCTATTTGTTCCGCGTATGCTTGCAATAAAAATGTTGGGCGAGAGTATCTTTCTTTGTTGTCTTCTGAGCAAATCTCTGCTATAAAAAAGCAACAGGAAATAGGTGGAACTAAAAAATGATAGAAACGTTAGTGGAGGTCGAACTATTACACGATGAAAATTTTCTAAAGATTAAAGAGACGTTAACGCGCATTGGTATTGCATCGCGCAAAGATAAGACGATTTACCAATCATGCCATATCTTGCACAAACAAGGCAAGTATTACATTGTCCACTTCAAAGAACTTTTTATGCTTGATGGCAAAATCAATAACTTTGACGAAGAAGACAGAGGGCGCAGAAATACCATCGTCAATCTGTTAGAAGAATGGAACTTGATTCGAACTGTAAATCCAGAAATGATTCAAGACCCAGTAGCGCAATTGTCGCAAATCAAAATTCTCTCACACAAAGAAAAGATTGAATGGGAACTTGTCGCGAAGTATTCTATTGGTAAGAAAAAGTAACAACACAATATGAAAAGGTGAAGAATGACTAACGTATTTAAAGACTCATTGAAATTTATGGTTGCTACAGGTCAAACTGATGTGCCGAATAAAAAGTTGTCCAAACTGTATTTGGGTTTGATCAAAGAAGAATACAAAGAACTCCGTGATGCTGTAAAAGCAAAAGATGAAGTTGAAATCCTTGATGCTCTTATTGACATTATGGTAGTCACTGTCGGCGCTGCACATGCGATGGGCTATGACGCAGAAGGCGCTTGGAACGAAGTGATGAAAACTAACTTTGCCAAGATCGATCCAGAAACTGGCGCAGTGCGCCGCCGCGAAGATGGAAAAATTTTGAAGCCTGAAGGCTGGAAAGCACCAGAACTCGCACCATTTTTAACAAAAGTAGTATAAATAAACTTGAGTCGCCATAACGGGACTCTCACATAACTTGCGCTTTAAGGAGGCAAACATGACTTACGCTACTCTATTGACCGCATACGGTCCACTTCTAAACACCTCAAACACTGTAACAACAGAAAAGGTGACAGGCTATCCTCCCTATAACATCGTAAAGACCAGCGATATGACATACGTTATCGAAATGGCAGTTGCGGGATTCAAAGAGGATGAAATTCAAGTCGTAGTAAAAGAAAACGTTCTTACTATAAAAGGTAATAATGTAACAGAAGAAAAGGAATATATCCATCGTGGCATTGCATCTCGTTCTTTTGCTCGCACTTTACGCCTCGCTGACACTATCGAAATCAAAGGTGCCTATCTTGCAGATGGTATGCTTACAATCGAACTCGAAAATGTCATCCCAGAGGCAAAGAAAGAAAGACTGATTCTAATCTCTTCGAAGAAGTCTACACCAGAATTACTAGTTGAAAACAGTTAATCAGTAAAATCGGGGCAGAGGACAACCTCTGCTCCACCCACACACAACACACAGAAAAGGAAATACAATGAGTAAGAACCCATTCGAAATTCGCGCAGAAATGTTGCAGCTTGCAAAAGACTATATGGACCAACAATACCATATGAACATACAATTGCTGCAAGACCTTTTTGCACAAGGTAGAATCCAAATGGAAGAATTGAAAAATGCTTCTAAGTTATACAGTTCGGAAGAACTATTGGCAAAAGCCAAAGAGTTTTACGGCTTCGTTTCAACCAAAGATAAGGAATAAAACATGATCGACCCAGATCACAGCGTATTCCGCACTCCAGGTGAAAAGAAAAAAGGCGGCAAATAATGTGGCCATATACCGAAGAAGAACTTGACTTCATCAACGGCAAAAAGAGATAAGAGCGCTTCGGCGCTCTTTCTGCTTGACACGTACCAGTTTATGTGTTACATTGAATGATATTACAAAAACAGGAGAGAGTATGGCAGTATCGTTTTATACTGATGTGAAGCAGTATGGTAATCGAATGATGGTAAGAGCCATCGAAAACGGCAAGCGTGTAAAATATGAACTCGACTACTCTCCGTATCTTTTCGTAAAAAGCCGCACTGGCAAAGGCGCGTATCGCTCCATTCACGGCGATGTTGTTGATAAGATGTCCTTCGGTTCGATCAAAGAAGCGAAAGAGTTTTCGCAGAAGTATTCTGGTGTATCTGGCTTTGAGTTTTATGGCATGAACCAGTTCGTCTATCCGTTCATCAATGACAAGTGGTCTGGCGAAATTGCGTATGACCGAGACTACATCAATGTTGTATCTATCGATATCGAAACTATGTCTGATGATGGCTTTCCAGATATCAAGACTGCGAACAAAGCGCTGACTGTTATTACTATTTCTGACGGCAAGAAGTTTGTCGTTGTCGGTATGGGTGACTACAAAATCCATCGACCAGACGTTACATACTACAACTGTTCCACTGAAAAAGAATTGATCTGTCGTTTCATAGAAGCATACCGCGATATGGATCCAGACATTCTGACTGGTTGGAACATTGAGTTTTTTGACGTTCCGTATCTTGTCAACCGTATCAAAGTCGTGATGGGTGACGCATGGGTAAAGATGCTGTCGCCTTGGAATAATGTGCGTGAAAGCACACAAAAGCAGAATGGTGTAGAAACGCAGACATTCGACATTGCTGGTGTTGCTGTCATGGACTATCTTGCCATCTATAAGAAGTGGACTTTTACCCAGCGCGAATCTTACAAGCTAGACTTCATCGCGCAAGCCGAACTTGGACTTGGTAAACTTGATTACTCTGAATATGGATCACTGCACGGCTTGTATGTTGGCAACTATCAAAAGTATGTCGAATACAACATCCGAGATACCGACATTATCAACAAACTGGATGATAAGCTGAAACTTATTGACCTCATGCTGGCGCTGACTTATGACGGCAAGTTGAACTATACCGACTCCCTGACTTCTGTCCGTATGTGGGATGTGATCATTCACAACTATCTGATGAAAGATAAGATCGTCATTCCACAGCATGATCGCCAAGGCGGAAATCAAAACATCGTCGGTGGTTATGTGAAAGACCCTATTCTTGGTCGTCACGACTGGGTATGTTCTTTCGATTTGAACTCCCTGTATCCTCATCTTATCATGCAATACAATATCTCGCCAGAAAAGTTTATGGGCAAGATCAGTTTTGCTGGTTGTTCTGTTGACGGTGTTCTTGGCGGTTCATTCAACAGTGATGACATCCGCGCATACATGCGAAAGCACAACGCTACCATCACTCCGAACGGTTGCGTCTGGAATAGAGACAACCAAGGCTTTCTGCCGCAGTTGATGGAAAAGATGTATGTCGACCGCTCCAAGTTCAAGAAGATGATGCTTGAAGCAAAGCAGAAGTATGAAGACACTGGTGATTCCGAATACAAGAAACTGTCCGTTCGATATGACATGATCCAGATGGCAAAGAAAATTCAATTGAACTCTGCCTATGGTGCGCTTGGTAACGAATGGTTCCGTTGGTTCAATCCAGACTATGCTGAGAGTATCACTACTGGCGGTCAGCTATCGATTCGATGGATCGAAGCCAAGATGAATAAGTTCCTGAATGAGAAGTTGAAGACCAACAACTATGACTACATTGTTGCGTCTGACACGGACTCGATTTACGTGCGGTTGAACAAGATTGTCGAAGGCGTGTTTACTGAAACATCGGACATTCAAGAGATTGTGACCTATGTTGACAAGCTATGCTCCAAAGTAATTGAGCCGTATATCGATCAGTCCTATGCCGAACTCGCAGTCTATGTGAATGCGTTTGAACAAAAGATGCGGATGAAGCGTGAAGCGATTGCTAACAAAGGCATCTGGACTGGCAAGAAGCATTACATGCTGAATGTTTACAACAACGAAGGCGTCCAGTATAACGAGCCACAGTTGAAGATGGTTGGCATTGAAGCAGTCAAATCATCCACACCAGCAGCCTGTCGCGACAACATCAAAGATGCTATCAAGATTATCATGAACAAATCTGAACCAGAGTTGGTCAAGTTTGTGCAAGATTTTCGCGGTGAGTTCCGCAAGATGCGTTTCGATCAAGTAGCATCACCACGTGGTCTGAATGGTATGAATAAATACAAAAACAGCACCACCGGCTGGGAGAAGGGTACGCCTATTCATGTTCGCGGCGCGCTTGTCTATAATCAGATGATTGACAGGCATTCCCTACAGAAGAAGTTAGAGAAAATTCGTGACGGTGATAAGATCAAGTTTTGCTACCTGTTGACGCCTAATCCGTCGCGAGAAAATGTAATAAGCATTCCAGATACTTTACCAGAAGAGTTCTTCCTTGAAGACTACATTGATTATGAACTCCAATTTGAGAAAGTATTTGCTGGTCCTCTTCGGTCTATTACCGATGTGATCGGTTGGAATCTTGAAGAAAAAAGCACACTAGAAGGATTTTTTGGATGATAGACTTTGAGATAAACGACTTCGGCTTTAGTGCCGTATCAGAAGAAGAATTGGAATCGGTACAAAATGTCGAAACCATTCTACTTGAATATGACAAGAAAATTAATGCTTTACAGGATCGATTAGATGGTGTATACTCAGCTATAATACCTTTGCTAAAACATCTAAAAGACAACCCAGATAAAGATTATATCTATTGGCCAAATAGACTTGATAAAATATCTGAATTTGAAGAAAAATTACTTGGACTCTATAAAGGGAAATAATATGTCGTTAATGGACAAAATGATAAAAAACAGTACGATCAAGCTAACGTCTGCTATTGGAGACTCGAAGGTATTCGGTAAAAAAGAAATGGCGCAAACGTCTGTGCCGATGATTAACGTTGCTCTTTCAGGTCGTGTAGATGGCGGACTTGCTCCTGGTTTGCTGATGCTTGCTGGACCATCGAAACACTTCAAGTCCGCGTTTGCCTTGCTGATGGTTGCCGCTTATCAGAAAAAGTATCCAGAAGCAGTAGTTCTATTCTATGACTCCGAGTTTGGTACACCTCAAGCGTATTTCGAATCATTCGGCATCAACATGGAACAAGTGATCCATACACCGATTACCGATGTTGAACAATTGAAGTTTGACATTATGAAACAACTTGAAGGTATCGACAAGAAAGATCGCGTAGTTATCGTCATTGATTCGATTGGCAACTTGGCTTCAAAGAAAGAAGTTGAAGACGCAATGAATGAAAAATCTGTAGCGGACATGAGCCGCGCAAAGCAGATGAAATCATTGTTCCGTATGGTGACGCCTCACTTGAATCTCAAAGACATTCCTTTGATCGCAGTCAATCACACATACAAAGAAATCGGTCTGTATCCAAAAGATATCGTGTCAGGCGGAACTGGTGCTTACTATTCAGCAGACGCAATCTGGATCATCGGTCGTCAACAAGAGAAAGATGGCAACGAGATTGCTGGCTACAACTTCGTCATCAATATTGAGAAGTCGCGTCACGTCCGCGAGAAGTCGAAAATCCCGATTATGGTGACCTTCGAAGGCGGTATTATGAAGTGGTCGGGTTTGCTTGAAGTCGCAGAAAAAGGCAAGTTCATTCTTAAACCCAAAGTTGGATGGTATCAGCCAATTGATCCTGAGACTGGTGAAGTTCTTTCTGAAAAACTATTGCGCGCCAAGGATATCGTGAATAACGGCGAGTTTTGGAAGATGATGTTTGAAAAAACAGCGCTTGCAAATTACATCAAAATGCAGTATACTATGGGTACAAAGTCTTTAATGAATGAGGACGATCAGGTACAAGAATATAGCGATGATGAGGAAGATGAAGACGAATGATTGAGAAAACAATTTTATCTGGATTAATTTACAACGAAACATATATTCGCAAGGTCATACCATTTCTAAAGGATGAATATTTTGATAATCTGGATGAAAAACTTGTCTTTCAGAATATCAAGACATACATTGACAAATACAACGGGCTTCCCACAAAGGAAGCCCTGCGTATTGCAGTAGAAGAAAATGAGAAACTAAACGAAGACCGTTACAAGAGCGTCAATGTGGTCATTGATAATCTAGAATACGATACGAATACCGACATCGAATGGATTGTCGAAAAGACTGAAAAGTTTTGCCAAGACAAGGCACTGTATAACGCGGTGCGCGAATCTATTCTTGTCCTTGACAGCAAGAACTCCGAACTAGAACGCGGTTCTATTCCAGAACTTTTGACGAAGGCTTTGGGTGTTTCGTTTGACAGCAACATCGGACACGACTTCATTGAAGATGCCGAAAATCGTTTTGACTTCTATCATATGAAAGAGGAGAAAGTCAAGTTTGATCTTGAAATGTTCAATAAGATCACGAAGGGTGGACTGTCTAAGAAATCTTTGAGCATCGCCCTTGCTGGTACAGGTGTTGGTAAATCTCTATTCATGTGCCATTGCGCAGCGTCTAATATGATGTCTGGTTTGAATGTGCTGTATATCACAATGGAAATGGCAGAAGAACGTATTGCCGAACGCATTGACGCCAACTTGCTGGACTTTACTCTTGACGAATTGCGCGACATTCCAAGAGAAGCATACCAAAAGCGTCTTGCAAGAGTGAAATCGAAAACGAATGGTAAGTTGATTGTGAAAGAATATCCAACAGCGTCTGCTGGCTCTGGACATTTCAGACACCTATTGAATGAACTTCGTCTGAAAAAGAACTTTAGCCCAGATGTGATCTATATCGATTACCTCAACATTTGCATGAGTTCACGCCTGAAAGTCGGTGCAAATGTAAACTCCTACACTTACATCAAGGCTATCGCAGAAGAACTTCGTGGTCTTGCTGTAGAGTTTAATGTGCCGATCATGTCTGCAACCCAAACCACTCGCTCTGGTTTTGGTAACTCTGATGTTGGTCTTGAAGATACTTCTGAATCGTTTGGTCTGCCTGCGACTGCTGACTTTATGTTTGCACTTATCTCAAGTGAAGAACTCGAACAACTTGGTCAACTCATGGTGAAGCAGTTGAAGAATCGCTGGGGTTCGATTGACCACTACAAGCGTTTCACAGTAGGCATTGACCGATCTAAGATGAAACTGTTTGACGCAGAAGACTCCGCGCAAGATGGTATTATGGATGATCGACCTGTTATGGGCAATACCGAATTTGGTGGCAGACAGGAAGAAGAAGAGGCAACCGTGTTTAGACCACGTGGTCGTAAACCAAACTTTGAAGGATTGAATTGATGGCTTACATTTCAAGAAACAACCAGTTGATAGAGAACACAACTGGGCAAGTCGTATACAAATCTGAGGTTCAAGATGAATTGCGGTCGATGTGTAGAACACTCAATCTAGGCGGAGGGTTCAATGGGTTCACACCTTCGTTCTTTTGTTACGAGTATTCCATAATAAAAAAGTCGCCAGACGAACTGACGACTTCTTAGGTGTAAAGATGTGTGGTCAGGCGGAACCCCACCGGCATTCTTGATGCGACCCTGACTCTTCCTTGTGTGAACTCAAAACTCACTCTTGCCTCTTACGTTGCGACCGTATTTACACGCACCCACACGACTATTTAGTATTTTTGTAATTTCACTCTTGACAAATATTTCAAAATATGCTACATTTGTATCTAAATACACTTATAACAATGAGGGGACTATACTATGCAGAAGCCACAAAATCTAAAAGAGTTGATCCTAGAAGCAATCACTGAGGCGCGTATCATGGAATGTGCCCGTGATGTGTATGACGAAAACAACCTCTTGCTGACTGCCATGCGACTATCTGGTGCGCCCTATTCGTTTGTTCAAGAAACATTTGAAAAAATGTAAATATCACTTGACAATGCCAAACGAATCGTGTAGTCTTTAAGTGAATGACAGAAGGAGAAAACACATGAACATCGACCGCAGTGAAATTTCTGACTTGTATAAAGACGCTTACGGCACTCGCCCTACTGCTGGTACCATGGCGCATGTCAATGCTATGTCAGACGCGGAATACGAAGGGTTTGCCGCAAGTCTCATGGAAGAACTCAGTGCGAGTATAGACCGCGAAGACCTTGCAGAAAAAGAAGACTTAGAAATTATGAACCAGCGTCTTCTGGGCATGATGGCAGATTACAACATCAGTCTGTCAAAAGCCATTGAATGGGACTTCGAATCGTTTGGCTCTTCTGTCAATGATCTATACGAAGAGGGTGGCGATGGGTATGTCCAATATCAATTTGAGTTTTATCTTTGGCAAAACGGCATCCACAAATTCGATAACATCAAACATTATACAGACATCTTTATGGGCAGAAAAGATGATCTGATCCTCGTCAAGAAATGAAAACGCCTTCGGGCGTTTTTTTCTGTTATAAATAACAGATAACACAGAGACGCGGAGATAATATGTATAGATTTAGACAGTTTATATTGGAGCAAGAAAATATGCAAAATACACAATGGAGCAATCTTGCACACGCTAATCTTATTGGTAATTCAACTAGACTCGCTCGTTTTCTGAATATGGTAAAAACCGGTGCTGAATTTCTGACCAAAAAAGGTGTTGTGATAATTGACGAAGAAGAGTATGAAAGACTTGTTATTGAAATGCCTAAGAGGGGATATAACACCACAATAAAAGCTGGTGCGACAACTCTAAGATACCCAACTGATTTTTACAAGACTCCTGAATTTGGCGGCGTGGGTAAAGGCGCGAAGGTCAAGAGAGAGGATTTTGAGTTAAAATCTTTGCAAGATCAGATAGAAAAAGCAAAAATGGCTGATGGCGTCCAGTCTATCGATGTTCGAATTGACGGTAGAACATATGGAGTTGCGGGAGCGGTAACTACTCCGTCAACGCCAAAATCAGACTTTCATTTAGTTGATATTAAAGGCAAAGAAGTTGTTTGGATATCACATAAAAATGGCAATTTGCCCAAAGATGTCCAGCAGTGGGGTGGCATATCACAACAAAAAGAACCCGGTATATTTTCACACAAAGAAACGCAACAGTTTATAGCTGATTTAAAAAGAATGTTTCCAGATGGTGTTAAAAATTCATTTTCTGCGTACAGAAGAATTAAAGACGATAGTATTCCCAAGCTGAAACCTATGGCGATTTATGGAAATAGATACGGCAAAGAGTTTGGACAACAAAATGTGACTATACTCTTGCAAGGTCCTGTTAAGTTGGTTAAAGATGGAGCTACATATTCCTTGTCAGCGAATCATGTGCATCCTAATGGAGAATCCCTCGACAATACTCCGTTCGAAGCAGTTTTGTCCGTAAGATACGGAGACAGAAGTGATGCTGGAGTTACCAAAGCGCGCATTGGTATTATGCCGATAGGCGCTCGTAAATGGAACTATGGAGTCAATGGGGAAATCTAAATGAAATTTAGTCAGTTTTTAATCGAACAAAAAAATACCCATCTTGAGCATCTGGAAGATAACATCCTGAATGCTGGTGTTGATGGTGCCCGCGAATCAATAAACTATCTGCGCAACTTGCGTGACATGCTTGCAGGCAAGTCAAAAGGCAAAGTGAATGTGACTGTCAAATGGGACGGCGCACCAGCCGTTTTTGCTGGCACTGACCCATCAGATGGTAAATTCTTTGTGGCAAAAAAAGGTATCTTCAATAAGAATGCGAAAGTATATAAGAGTAATGCGGATATCGATGCTGATATTGCTCCTGGTGATTTGAACAACAAAATGAAATTGGCACTCTCGGAGTTGTCAAAACTTGACATTAAAGGAGTGGTACAAGGTGATTTCTTATATTCAGCAGAAGATATCAAAGAAGTTGACATTGATGGAGAACCGCATATTACTTTTCATCCTAACACGATTGTTTATGCGATACCGAAAAAAAGCAAACTTGCTGCTACAATCCTTGCCTCCAGAATCGGTGTGGTCTGGCACACTACATACCGAGGAGATAGCTTTGAATCAATGTCAGCGAGTTTTGGCAAAGAGATTGCTTCAAGTCTCACGCAAAATAGCGCAGTCTGGTCAGTAGATGCAATGTATCGCGACCTGTCGGGAACTGCCACATTCACAGAAGAAGAAACAAAGGTGATAACAGGCGTCTTATCGGCTGCTGGTAAAATGTTCAATACAGTGCAGAGAGCAACGATCCAAGGTATCACAGACAACGAAGAACTTCTGGTGCTAACAAAGACATACATCAACACGTATGTAAGAGATGGTCAAGCAATCAGCAACACATCAACATTCGTTGACGGACTTATTGACTACATCAACACCAAATACAAAAAAGAAGAAGACAAGTTAAAGACGGAAAAAGGAAAAGAAGCCATCCGTCAAAAGAAAATCAATATCATGCGTTACTTTGCGAATACTCCGAAGCCGCAAATCGTGGCGCTGTTTGATCTTTATAACCTGATTGTAGAGGCTAAACTGATAATTGTTCGCAAGTTGGACAAAGCGAAGTCTATCGGCACATTCCTCAGAACTGCAAACGGATACAAAGTGACCGAACAAGAAGGCTTTGTTGCGATTGATCACATGGGCAACAACGCAGTGAAACTTGTAGACCGACTTCAATTCTCTAACGCAAACTTCTCACCGGAAATCATAAAAGGATGGCAGAAATAATGGCACAGTTTAATAAAAATACGCACCAATATCTGGGTGACAGCAAAACGCTATTTGAAGTTATGATGCTTGCCGATCAATACGGTAATTTAGTTGGATCTGGAAATCCCAGCGGTATGGCTGTAGATGCATTTGGCAGAGCAAGAGTTTCAAACCCATTTACACTGTTTGATAGTTTTCATAGATATTCGGACAATGGCAAATTTGCAACATCTACAAATGGTGCTAGTAGCGCTGCGGTGTTTAATGCCAATCAAGGACTTATTGATATTAGTATAGGCACAGCGTCTGGCGACTATGTGTATAGAGAAACAAGAAGAACATTTGCTTATCAACCAGGAAAAAGTTTACTAGTCTTAACAACATTTACAATGAATGCAGCAAAGACTAACCTAAGACAGCGCGTGGGATATTATGGTGTAAACAATGGTTACTACCTTGAATTAAATGGATCAAACATTCGGTTTGTGGAACGTAGTTCAGTAACTAGCAGTGTCGTTAATACAATTGTCGAAAAGGCTGATTGGAATATCGATAAACTTGATGGCACAGGACCAAGCGGCATTACTTTAGACTTATCTAAAGCGCAAATATTGTTCACTGATTTGGAATGGCTCGGTTTAGGCACTGTCAGAATTGGCTTTGTTATAAACGGAAAGTTTATCCATTGTCATAGTTTCCATCACGCAAACATAATCACAACTACATATATTACCACCGCATGTTTACCATTAAGACTTGAAATAGAAAATATTGGAGCCACCGCTTCAAATTCAACACTCAAGCAGGTTTGTTCAACTGTAATTTCAGAGGGAGGTTATGAGATACGTGGTAGATCAAGATCATTAGGTCTAGCGACAAATGCGGCTAGAGATTTGACTGTTGCGAACACATTTTATCCACTCGTCTCTATTAGATTGAAATCAACTACACCGGATTGCATAGTAGTTCCTACAAGTTTTTCGTTACTCGGGGCCAGCACTGGCAACTATCGTTACAAATTAACAAGAGATGCGACAATTACTGCTGGCGCTTGGGTTGATTTAGCTGACAGTAACATTCAATATAATATTACTGCCACTGGAATGAGCGGTGGTGAAGATATGGATACAGGCTACTTTGCAACATCAAACCAATCAACGGGCGCAATCCCTTCACAAAGCGATTTGTTCAAGTATCAATTAGAACGAAACAGTTTTGATGGGACTTATTTTACATTTACACTTGGGTGTTGTTCTAATGGCGCTGGCGATGATGTACTAGGTTCAATTAGTTGGCAAGAAATTACTTGAGTGATGTGATCTATGCTATAGCCGAATACCGAGTATGTCAAAATGTCTGTAGACTTCCGAGTGATAATATGATAAATATAGTTGTTGTCAATGAAGACAACTATACACATCACAGAGGTTAAAATGACTAACACATATACACTTCCACAAAGCATTTTTGTGAAGGCTTATAACTCAATCCAAAATTTCATGACTAAGTTGTCAGAACGTAAGGCTAAAGTGAGACTTGTTAAAAAGACTGTTAAACAACTTAATGAACTAACAGACCGTGAACTGCGCGATATTGGACTTTCTCGTTATGATATTGAACTGGTCGCAAAAGAATACATGAACGAACTTAACTCAAAATAATTCAATAAATTTGTATTGAATCGAAAAAGGCGGGCTTAATGCCCGCTTTTCTTTTTTTATAAATACTATTAATGTAGTATAGACTTAGGTAAACCTACAACAATATGAGGTTAAAATGGAAAAATCTAAAACTAAGAAGCCTGTAAGCAAGGTTTCTGAAAAAGAGTTCGTTAAAAACGCTGTAGAACTCAATCCAAAACTACAAGAAGAATTAGGAAAGACCGCAGTCATAAGTTGGGGTAGAATGAACCCGCCGACAATTGGTCACGAAAAGTTAGCCAACAAAGTTGCGGCAACAGCAAAAGCAAATGGTGGCACACCTATCATTTATCTTTCACATTCACAAGACGCGAAGAAGAACCCACTGTCATATGAAGACAAGTATATGTTCGCTCGTGCTGCATTTGGACCAATGATCCAAAAATCAAATGCCAAAACAATCATTCAAGTGATGCAAGAACTTGATAAGAAGTACACCGACATTATTCTTGTTGTGGGCGCTGACCGCATCGTGGAGTTCGAAACTCTATTGAACAAGTATAACGGCAGGGACTTCAAACTCAATTCAATCAAAGTCGTATCCGCTGGTGAGCGCGACCCAGACGCCGAGGGTGTCGAGGGTATGTCTGCTTCCAAAATGAGAGCCGCAGCCGCTTCAGGTGATGACGCTGCTTTCAAATCTGGTCTACCCAAGAAACTGCAAAGCCTTGGGCAAGAAGTCTATGACATGGTTCGCGCAGGTATGAAGATCGCGGAAGAACTCGAAAACGAAGGTCTTCTGAATGAAGCAGTTCTAAATATTGCGCAACGCCGCAGACGCGGTCTTATCATGCGTAGATTCAAAACAAAAATTATGGCAGCCCGTAATAGAGCAAAGCGCAAAATGGCAAGCACTGGCGCACTCGAAATTCGCGCTAGAAAAGCTGCTATCAATTCTATCCGCAAAAAAGTTGCTGGCACCAAGGGCGCAGATTACGCAAATCTTTCTCCTTCTGAAAAGATGATGATCGATAAGAGAGTTGCGCAACGTCACGCTATTATAGGTCGTATCGCTCAAAAACTTATGCCGAAAGTTCGTAAGGCTGAGAGAGAAAGATTTACCAGTCAGAACGCCAAAAAGAACGAGGCTTTTGAAGCAGTGTTTGGTGGTGAGCAAAAGACATACAAGAGATACCATCAGTTATACAACGGCGATAAGACAGTCAAGCACGATGGTAGATTTAAATTCTACAAGCAGAAAAAAGTTAAGATGGAAGACACGGATTATTCCGATGCTCTTGCTCTTATCGAACAAGTCGCAAATGATGTTTACAATAGCGTCCAACTAGACGAAAGCAAAATCGTAAATGCTTTGTTCGAAAAGTCAGAAAATTCTGGACTATCTCTTACTGAAATTTCGAATGCATATTCCGCTGGAGTAAATTCATGGAATAAAGCATCGCCATTCGAAACACCATCACAACAAGGCTTTGCGAATGTCAGTGCTGTTATCGCAGAAAAGAAGTATCAAGACACTGGCGACAATTCAGTTATTTGGAAGAGTCCGAACACAGTCAAAGGCACACAAGCACATCAACTTGGTGTTGGTCTGAGCCTGAAGCAGATGATGCAACACGCCCTTTCAAATCGCGACATGGACATTGACGGCGATGTTGACAGTCTAGACAAGAAAACTCCTGCTGATATCGCTGGTAATGAAAAAGACATTACCAAGAAAATGAAAGCGAAGAACGATGCAGAAGCCAAGCACACAAAACCAGGCAAAGCGTTTGAGGGATTGTGGGACAACATTCGCAAGAGACGCGCAAAGGGCCTCGCTCCTTTGAAGCCAGGAGAAGCTGGTTATCCAAAGACGCTTGACATTGGTGAAGAGGGCGGTGCTGGCGAAGAAGGTACAGACAAACTCGCAAAGAAGTACAAGAAAGACACACCGAATCAGTCTGTGAATGAAGCATTCGAAGATATGCTAAATGAAGAAACTCAATGCGCCCTTATCACACGGGAAGACATTCGTGAACTTGAAAAGTTTGCTGACAGCCTGCTTAAAGACTATGGCATTGATGTGGAGTTTACAAGACATTTCGGTGATCGTATGTCCGATGAACGTAACACGCCATGCATTAATGTGAAAGAGTTGAAAGACTTTTTCCGAAAAGTGTATAACAACAAAGGCATGAAAATCAAAGGCAATCGTGGTATCGAAGCCATTCTGAAAGATATGCAGAAAAGTCTCAACATGCCAGTGGTTATCGACTACAGAGATGGCGAAGTAGAGTTGACATTCAAAACAATCATGCGTAAGAAGAACTTCAGTAGCCCGAACAAAGTCATATCGTATTAAGGAGAATGAAATGAGTTTTGAATTTAAACAAGAACATCTAGCGGCAATGATTCCAACGAACAAAAATGTAGCTAAGTGGCACAAAGCTATGTTGGAAATATTTCCCAAGTACGAAATCAATACACCAAATCGTATCGCGGGTTTCGTAGCACAATGCGCCCACGAATCAAACAACTTCAATTCACTCGAAGAGAACTTGAACTATTCTGAGGCATCTTTGCTAAAGGTATTCGCTCGTTATTTTGGACCAGCACCGAAGCGTAATGCCGCTGAATATGCAAAAAATCCAGAGAAGATTGCGAACTACGTTTACATGGACGAGTTCCGTGTATCTAAGATGGGCAATGTAAAGCCTGGAGATGGTTGGTTGTTCCGTGGTCGTGGCTTGAAACAGTTGACTGGTCGTGAAAACTACACAAACTTTGGTAAGAGTGTTGGTATGACAGCCGAAGAAGCTGCTGTATATGTGGCGACAGAAAAGGGTGCTATTGAGTCCGCTTGCTGGTTCTGGAATACAAAGAAACTCAATGCAGTTGCTGATGCTGGTGATATCGTAAAGATGACGAAGATTATCAATGGCGGCGATATCGGTCTTGCAGATCGTAAGAAGCGCTATGAAGCGGCAATCGCTATTCTTAGTGGCGGCAAAGTTTCGTCTGCTCCTGTGCTTAGAGTTGTTTCTTCTGGTGGTCTTGATCTAAATACCCCACTTACTGTTGGGTCGACTGGAGCGACAGTGAAGGCACTTCAAGAGAAACTAGGACTTGTCGTTGATGGCACATACGGACTAGGAACAAGACGTGCAGTAAAAGATTGGCAAACAAAGAACGGCTTAGTCGCAGACGGCACAGCAGGACCAAAAACATTAACAAAACTGTTAGGATAATCAAATGAAAACGTTTAACGAATTAGTCGCCGAAGTCTATGACGGATATGGCATGTATATGGGCATGGACGACTATGAAGACGAAGAAGGTTACCAAGACGAAGGCGAATACGATTATGAAGGCGACATGGCAATGAGCCAACTTCGCACAATCATTCGTAATGCTGAGACGATGCTTGGTATGATGGAAAGAGACACAAATCTTCCTGAGTGGGTCCAGTCTAAGATAACCCTTGCCGAAGATTATGTTGTTTCATCCTCTAACTATCTTATGAGTAGATACGATGAAAACGTTTAAATCATTCCTAGAAGAAAGTGCAGATGAGGGTTTAAAAGCGAAAGCAGATAAATCTGGTGTATCTCTTTCGGTACTCAAAAAGGTGTATAGTCGTGGTGTTGCTGCTTGGAACTCAGGTCATCGACCAGGAACTACTCCGCAACAATGGGGTATGGCTCGTGTGAACTCTTATATCACGAAAGGCAAAGGCACTTACTATGGTGCTGACAAAGACCTTCACGAAGAAGAGTCGGACAAGAAAGTGCCAAAAGATAAAGAATCTGGTTTGCCGCAAGCATATGTTGCCGGACTATCTCCGTCCACTGCAAAGGCAAGAGCGGCGCATTGGAACAAGATGGATAAAAAAAGCGACAGTGATCCTACAGCTTATGAACCAGCACCTGGTGATGCGACAGCAAAAACAAAAACAAGCAAACATACACTGAAATACCGTCAGATGTATGGTGAAGAACATACCAATTGCGGCACACCAAACTGCTGCGGTCAGTGCAACGAAGAATTGATTATCGAAGAATCAGAATACGAAGGTCGTAAAGTAAAGCTAAACGACCCCTTCCGTCTTCCTGCTGGCTCTAAGAGCAAGTTCGGCGTCTATGTCAAAAACGAAAAAGGTAATACTGTAAAAGTGACGTTTGGTGATCCGAACATGGAAATCAAACGAGATGATCCAGGTCGTCGTGCATCATTTAGAGCAAGACACGGCTGCGATAACCCTGGTCCAAAATGGAAAGCAAAGTACTGGTCGTGTATGCAATGGCGCGCTGGTGCTAAAGTAGACGATTGATAAATATACAGAACAAACAAAGGAGTTTAAAATGGCATTAGATCCAGTTAATCCGAAGGCGCTGAAAGGCAAATTCAAAGACCGCGAAGACAAAGATATCGACAACGATGGTGATACAGATTCTTCAGACGAATATCTACACAAGCGCCGTCAAGCCGTTTCAAAGGCAATTAACAAAAAAGTAGAAGAAGCCAAGATGACGCCTGATCAAATGAAGAAGGCACTCGCTTCTGCTAAGGCGCAAGCACAATCGAAAGACAAAGTTTCTTTGAAGAAGCCTCCTTTCAAGATTGATGAAGTATCCCAAGAACTTGCCACTAGAGCATATGACAGAGGATCCAGAGATAGATTTGGGTTTGGCGAATATGGCGATGATCATCAAATTGTAATATCGCCAAAAAATCATCAAGGCAAGATCATCAAGTTGACGGGCCTGCATACTGTTAAAAAACAAAAGCGTGAAGAAGCCAACCTTGATGAAGCAGCCAAGACAGATGATCATTGGGTACATATCAATCATGCAGGATCATTTCACAGTCCAACAAAAGACAAGATCGTAGGCTATAGCAAACCATCAAAAGATGCGCCTAAACTAAAAGATGGCGCAAATGGTGCAATGCGCGTCGGTACTGCGAAGAAAAAAGGTTATGCAGTTGAATCAGTCGACCTTGATGAAGCAAAACTACCAGCACATATTATCCGCGGAGATAAGTATGATGGTATTCCAGATCGTATCGTAGCACAAGCAAAAGATACTGTCAGAAAAATGAATTTGGATAGATCAGATCAAAAACAAGAAGCGATGTATAAAGCACTTTCCGATCTAGGTTGGGAAATGACTGCGGCGGGCAAATTCGTGAAAGAATCAGTCGTATTGAAAGCCTTGCGCCGTATATCAGAAGCAAAAGACGCATACACTGTAGCTCACAAGTCGTTCTCTTCAGCCGTTCAACACGCAGAAGAAGTTGCTAAAAAACGCGGCTTCGAAATTGATCCAGAAGAATGGGATCGCAAAGTATCTATGGGTCCTCGTAAACCTGGCGCTGGTAAGACAAACTCATACAAGATCGACCTTATGAAAGATGGTAAAGAAGTGAAGCAAAAACTTAACATGCAAGTTTACTATGACGAAGGTCGCTACGAACTTAATATGTATATTTCTTAACCCAGAAAAAGGAGAAACCAAAATGGCACTATGGGGAAACAAAGACACTAAGGCTGTAACAGGCACAGTCGCAGTCGCAAATTCGAACACTACAGTGACTGGCACAAGCACTACATTTACAACCGAACTCAAGGTTGGCAACACACTTGTTATTGAATCAGTACCATACGGTATCGTGGCAATTGCAAACACAACATCACTTACACTTGCAAGCGTTTATGCTGGCTCAACAGCATCTGGTCTTACAGTAACTGCAAACGAATCGCCAGCATCTGTTCCGAATGCTGATAAAGCAAAAGTTTTTGGTGTTGACACAACAGAAGCGGCAGAAACAAGACAGATCACATCTGCTGGTTGGGTTCTACAAACAACAGGTTCAGGCGGTCGTGCAGGTCGCGTTTCATACGAAACACTTGTTGCTATGGGTACAATTTCTGGCGATGCTGAAGACACGGCATTCCCAGATGCGACAATTACCATCGTTACACAGCCTGTCAATCGTTCTGTAACAGCACCTGCAGGCACTACATTCGTAGTGGCAGCGACTGCCACACAAAGCGCGACAATTGTTTACGATTGGGAAGTATCGACAAATGCTGGTTCTACATGGGCAAACGCAACAGGCGGCGTATACTCAGGAGCAGATTCAGCAACTCTAACTATCTCGAACTCGACTGGTCTAACTGGTTATCTATACCGTTGTAACCTAACGGCAACTGGCGCGACAGGCAAAACAACTACATCAGCATCACTAACTGTAGCATAATAAATACTATGGAGAGGGAGCAATCTTCCTCTCCATTTTTCTGAAACAGTGTGGGAATGTAACATGATACTTGACGAAACTTCATTTTTAATATATGCCGCAAGGCATTACGACATGAAAAAGTCGTCTGGTATCGAAGAATTTAATGATGATCTTAAAAAGTTCCAGTATCTCAAAAGACTCTTCAAGAGATACGAAGAAAATGGTGACCTCAAAGTGAGATTGATTCTAAATCATCTAATCATATTATACAACTGTTTCGGTCCATATGCAACCAATTTGTTGTTCTTTAAGTTAAAAGATCAGCACCAATACTTAAAGCCCTTCGTCATGTTTCTGAATTACATGCCAGATGTGATAGAATACGAAGAAGTAAGACTCCTAAATTCCGACATCCCTTTAGATTTAAACATAGTAAAAGAATTGAGAAAAATATGATCGACCTATTCTTCCTATACATGTTTATCAAGAGACTCGTGACGCCTTTCGATCAATGGAAAGCGTTTGAAGCAGGTATCATTGATGCTGAAGGCAATATTATCAAAGCACCAGAAGTTCGCCAGCGCACCATCAAAGACCGTGAAGCGTTTACAAAGTTCGATCTGATGGTTCTGAAGTTGAAGAAACTCCTTGCCAAAATACCAGGTGGACAAACTCGCTTTGCGACATATGCCGCTGCACTTTGGCTAATCAAAGAACACAAAAATCCCGATGCACCTATTCTGAATGAACAGGCTACAATTGATTCGATTACTGGTTACCTGAGACACATCGAAGAGCATCACGTCATTAACACAAGATTTGAAGACTTACTTGCAGAAGACGGCACAATGTCTGCTGGCGGTGGACAGATTGCTGGTATCGGCGTTGGACCACAGGGTGAACCAGGTTTCACTCCCGCAAACATGAAGAAGTATAAGAAAAGCAATCAGCCTTTAAAAAGATTTAAGGATATCGTAAAATGACCGAAGCAGAATTAAAAACCGATGTTGAATTAGTCAAGCGCGATGTTGCCACTATGCAAAATATGATGTCAAAACTGGACACTGCAATTGACAAGATTGCGGATGTTTCAAATGGCATTTCAAAAATACTTGCCGTCCACGACCAAGCTATTGATACACTCAGAGTATCCGTCGAGGAAAGAAAAAGATTATCTGAGAAAGAAGTTGAATTGTTACACAAGCGTATAACAGAAATGAAAGATGAAAACACAGAAGGACGCAAGGCGAATCATGCCGAACTCCTTGCTGCGATCAAGGACATGGACAAGACCAACCAGTCAGAAATTACCGCGCTGTCTGAAAGAGTTGCGTTGCTAGAGAAGTGGAAGTGGGCAGTCGTGGTAGGCGCTACAGTCGCTGGCTATTTTCTTTCGAAAATGCCCGCGTTAGCCGCACTTTTTAGTTGACAGGATTTTTCCGTAGTGTATAATCATCTTATGTGATTAGCATATATGGAGTAGTAATGAATTATATTGATCTCAAGTATACGAATCTTCTGTCAAATAGACTTGAGAGATTTTCAATCAAAGATACGAATCCATACAGAGTAAACTTTCGGTGCCCTTTGTGTGGAGACTCAGCTAAGTCAAAAAGTAAGACGCGTGGATGGATACTCGAAAAGAATAACGCTGCACTCATGTATTGCCACAACTGTGGTGCCTCTATGGGTCTGCGAAAGTTTCTCGAAAAAGTTGATCCAATTCTATACAACGATTATATCATTGATACTCGACTCGACAAAGATATTCTTAAAAAACAAGTTCAAGAGTTAACTTCGCCATTAGATACACTGACACACAAGGTGCCCAATTTCAAAAAGAGTGGGTCGCCTTTGTTGTCTATTCGAAAGATTAGTCAATTGAAAGGTGGTCATCCTGCGAAGACTTACATAGAGAACCGACAGATACCAGCGAACCAACACTACAAGTTATACTATGCACCTAAGTTTAACGAGTGGGTAAACAGTATTATTCCAGGTAAACTACCAGAACAAGAAAGAGACGCACCAAGACTGATACTGCCGTTCATTGATGACAAAGGAAACCTATTCGGTTTTCAAGGTAGAGCGTTTGATAAATACTCGCTGCGCTATATCACAATCATGATCGATCCCACGATGCCGAAGATATTTGGTTTAGACACTATTGATTTCGAAAGGAAGTATTATGTTGTTGAAGGTCCTATTGATAGTCTTTTTCTTGATAATGCAGTGGCCATGGCTGGCGCTGATGGTTCTGGTGCTGGGCTTTCTCATATAGAGAATGCGATTATGGTGTTTGACAACGAGCCTCGAAACAAAGAAATATGTTCTCGTATGGAGAAATGTCTTGACAAAGGCTACAAAGTTTGCATATGGCCGACGAATGTGGTTGACAAAGATATCAATGATATGATATTATCGAATATAAACAACGCTGACGTCCAGCTTATTATTGACCAAAACACATACTCTGGATTACAAGGCAAATTAAAACTCACTTATTGGAGAAAATGTTAATGAAAGTAAATTTGGTAGGGTCGACTGAGCCAAAGATCATCGGTATTGATAATCTTGAAGAGTTCATTGCTTACTGCGCGAAGGTAAGCAATCCTCAATTTCAAACGGATTTTACCAACTCAAAAAAACTACTCGCTTATCTAATCAAACACAAACACTGGAGCCCGTTTGAAATGGCTTCAATCACACTTGAAATTGAAACGACCCGTGACATTGCAAGACAAGTTTTGCGTCATCGGTCGTTTTCTTTTCAAGAATTTAGTCAGCGCTACAAAGAAGTCAGCGCTATCGAAAACCCCTTTGTTGTCCGTGAAGCGCGTTATCAGGACAATAAGAATCGCCAAGACTCGGTTGAGTTGAATATGGATCGTCCGTATGACCGTGATATCGACCGAGCATGGCGCTCAAAACAACAACAACTCAATCATGAAACGAAAATCGCTTACCAGTGGGCATTAGATAATGGCATCGCAAAAGAAGTCGCTAGGGCTATTTTGCCAGAAGGCAATACAGTATCGCGTCTCTATATGCAGGGGAATGTGCGTTCTTGGATACACTATATAGAATTACGATCTGGTAATGGGACCCAGAAAGAGCATATGCTTCTTGCGCATGAATGTGCAAGAGCGATTGCACCAGTATTTCCCATGATTACGCAGTTTATCACAGAAAGCAAAGAGGCACACTAAAATGCTATTCGAAGAACAAATTTCAAGAAAGCCAGATCAGTATCCGTGGACTAAACAGTTCATTGACGCTATCTGGCAAGGTTTCTGGACTCCCGACGAGTTCAATTTCCGCTCAGATTACTCACAATTCAAAAGTGATCTGTCACCAGAAGAACAACAAATCATTGTCCGCACTTTGTCTGCTATTGGTCAGATCGAAGTTGCGGTAAAAACTTTCTGGGCAGATATCGGGCGTCATATGCCCCATCCATCTATTCGTGATTTAGGTTTCGCAATGGCAAACTCAGAAGTCATTCACAATCTGGCATATGAGAAACTTCTTGATGTTCTACACTTGAGCCATGTGTTTGAAGAAAACCTAAACGAGCCAGTAATCAAAGGTCGCGTAAACTATCTACGAAAATACAACAAGAAAATTTACAAAGACGCAAAGCAGCAATACATCTATTCGATCATCCTATTCACTTTGTTTGTAGAGAATGTGTCACTTTTCAGCCAGTTCTACATCATCATGCATTTCAATCGGAATCGTGCCGTTCTGAAAGATTGTGCCCAACAAGTCCAATACACTCGTAATGAAGAAATGCTCCACGCTCAGGTAGGTGTGAAGTTGATTAACACACTGCGCGAAGAATATCCAGAACTGTTTGACGCAGAACTTGAAGCACGTATCGGTCTTGAATGCATCGATTCGATCAAAGCTGAAAATAATGTAATCGACTGGATCATGTCTGACTATTCTATTCCAGGTTTGAATGCTGACATTCTCAAGAGTTTCATGGCAAAGCGCATGAAAGACTCGCTGAACCAAATTGGATTCGATTCAAGCGCTATCACATACAACCAAGATCACATTAACGAGACATACTGGTTTGATGAAGAACTTCTTGGTGCAAATATGACTGACTTTTTTCAAAAAAGACCAGTGGAATACGCTAAAGGCAGAGGCATCGATGCCGACGATTTATTTTAAGGGAAACGAAAATGGGATTTAACTGGTTAAACGAAGACTCAAGAACATTTCTTTCACGCGGATACATCGATGGCAACATGACAGCCGAAGAGCGCGTAAGAGAAATTGCAAAGACCGCAGAGAACATCCTGGATAAAGAAGGCTTTGCTGACAAGTTCTACGACTATATGAGTCGTGGATTCTATTCACTATCTTCTCCAGTGTGGAGCAACTTTGGCACAAAGAAAGGTCTTCCTATCTCGTGCAACGGTGTCTACATTGATGACTCCATCGAATCGATTTTGTACAAAGTAGGCGAAGTCGGAACACAGACAAAGATGGGCGCAGGCACATCTGGATATCTTGGTGGTATCCGTGCGCGTGGTTCAGAAATCAAATCTGGTGGCAAAGCTGATGGACCTGTTCACTATGCTAACTTATTCGAAACAACTGTAGATATCGTAAGCCAAGGCAACGTCCGTCGTGGTTCTATGGCAGTCTATCTTGACATTGATTCTCCTGACATTATGGAGTTTCTTGAGAGCCGTGAAGAAGGCTCGTCTATCAAGAACTTGAGTCTCGGTGTCTGTATTCCAGATTACTGGATGGAAGAAATGATCAATGGTGATGTTGAAAAGCGCACTGTATGGGCAAGAGTTCTGCGCAAGCGCCGTGAATCGGGCTACCCTTACTTGTTCTTCTCTGACACGGTTAACAACAATAAGCCGCAGGTCCTCAAAGACAAGAACATAAGAATACATGCGTCAAATCTTTGCTCGGAGATTGCACTACCTTCTTCTTCTGATGAGTCGTTTGTATGTAACCTAGCGTCTATGAACTGCTTGACGTTTGACGAATGGCAGCACACAGATGCTGTAGAGACAATGATCTGGTTCCTTGATGCTGTTATGGAAGAATATATCGAAAAGACTCGTAACGTCAAATTCATGGAGTCTTCACACAACTTCGCTGTCCGTTGGAGAGCGTTGGGTCTAGGACAACTTGGATGGCATACTTATCTCCAGTCAAAAATGATTGCGTTCGAATCGTTTGCTGCACACATGGAAGCAATCAAGATTAGCAAGTTCATTGATGACAAATCGCTTATCGCCACAAAAGAACTGGCTATCGAATATGGTGAGCCAGAAGGTATGTTGGGATACGGGCAGCGCAACCTCACTCGCACTGCGATTGCTCCTACGACTTCTAGCAGCTTCATTCTTGGTCAGGTGTCTCCAGCAAATGAGCCGCTTGCATCAAACTACTTTACGAAAGATTTGGCAAAGGGTAAGTTCACTTTCAAGAACCCAGCCCTTACTAAACTTCTTGACGAAAAGGGTAAGAACACTTTCGAAGTTTGGGAAACAATTTTGAAGCGTGGTGGCTCTGTCCAGCACCTTGATTTCCTAACACAAAACGAGAAAGACGTATTCAAGACATTCTCGGAAATCACGCCTCTGGCTGTTGTTCAACAAGCGGCTGCAAGACAGAAGTATGTTGACCAAGCGCAGTCGCTGAATATTCTGATCCATCCAGATGTGTCAGCCAAAGACGTAAACGCATTGATCATCGAAGGCTGGAAACTTGGGATTAAGACTTTCTACTACCAGCGTTCGGCTAATCCAGCACAAGAGTTGGTTCGTGATATCCTCAACTGTAGCGTTTGTGAAGCATAATAAGAAAGGAATAAGAAATGAATAAAGAAGACATCTCATGCAAAAACTGTGAAGCAGAATTTTACATCGAAACTTTCACAGAGATTTTGTTCTGCCCTCACTGCGGACACGAATTAGATTTGATTGACGAAGATGATTTGATGTTCGCTGATGATATTCTAGAACTTGATTTTGACGAATAACACTGAAACTCCAGAAGATATCGTTTGGAAAAATATAAATCCAAACGATATCTGGGTTTTAGATAAACTCATTGTGTCCCGCAAAATGAGTTTATCTAAAACCCAGATA